GGCTGCGGCCTCGAATACCTGTTCAGGTATACCCGATGCCTCGTCAGCCACCAGCATCACGTTCTCTGAGTGAACCCCTTGGAGTGCTTCGGGCTGCTCGGCTCGTGATGTCCGTGCTGAGATAAACGCCTCGTTGGGGGCTTCTTTGACCTCGATGCGGTCTTGCTTGACTTCGAGTTGATCTCTTAGGGTCTCGGGCAGTGCCTTCACCCAACGCTTCAACTCAGCAAACAGCGCGTCGTACAGTTGGCTGGAGGTGGGGGCCGTCAAGACAATTTTTACTGGGAAGCGTAGGAACAGATACCAAAGGATCGCCCATGACGCTGCTGTTGACTTGCCGACTCCGTGGCCTGACCTGACGCTGATTCGTCGATTGCCGTCCGCGATGTGGGCAAGGAACTCCTTCTGCCAGTCATCGGGCTGTGTGTTGAGTACCTCTTGGACAAACAGGGTCGGGTTGTGCTTGTAGCGTTTCACGAACGCAATGAACGGGTTCTTGTCTTCGGCTGCGGACATGGCCGCAATCTGTTCTATTGCCTGAGTAGTCAATTCCACGTTTTTTTTATTTTTTTTTGGGAGAGGGGCGAGTTCCATAGTGGGGGTGGGGGGTGTGGTCATTGGCGGCTTTCTATGGGTTGTGGTCGGTATTTCTTAGGGGCAGCATCAGTCCCGCCCCCGCCGATGGCGCGAAGGGGGGGGTCAGCCGCCCGACGGCCAGAACCCAGCCCCAGACGGGCAGGATTCCACGATGCGGAACTGTAATTGATACAGTGTTCATTATGTTAATAGGATTGCCACTTACGCACAGGTTATACATGGATTGTGTGGTCGTATGGTACTTATACACAGGTTATTGTGACTAAGTGGACAATTTGGGTGTGGATAAGTCCTCTAGCACCTCGACGTGTCGCAGTGCGTCCATGCGCATACCCTGAATGTTGATGCTGACCTGCTGACCCTTCTGCTGCGCGTAAGCAGGCGCATTCCACCTCTCAGCCGTCCAGTGGCGCGTTTGGATGCGTAGTTTGGCCAGGTTGACCTCCTCGATGGACGCTGAGTCCGCGATGTCCAGCGCATCGGAGACCATCAGATCAGCCGCCCTCACACGCGCACGCGAGACCAATTCTACGTTCTCTGGCTTGCTTAACCACACATTCATAGCCGTCCGACCCACGCCTAACGCCATACATACCCGCGTAATCGACTTGCCCTCCTCCAGCATCACGATGATCTGTTCCTGCGGAATTTGATCCAATTTAATCAAGTCCTCCTTACGTTTCGGTCTACCAGCCATTTCTAAGCCCTTTCTAAGCGTTTTAGTCTATCCAAGCACCCAACCTATCAACCTACCCATTTTCTCGTTAAATTGAGGCATTCCTGCCAGCCTCAGCCAGTTCCGTGTTGAACTTCTTTGCCAGCGTTGACGGTTTGCTGAAATCCAAGTCACTCTCCATGTCATCGAACCCGCTGTCACCGCCCACCTTCACCATCGTGGCTCCAGCGTCCAACTGCTTGATCTTGATGACCTCTCGCATCACCGCACCGGCCATCATCGTCTCGATCTCCTCCATGTTCCAGATGTGCCGTCCTTGTACCTCTGGACGGAACTGCTGGTACAGCAACGCGTCAGCCTTCGTCTTGACAATGACCATCACCGAACCGTCAGCCATCTCATGCTCAATCGCCGCAATGTCAGGCATCGGGTTGATCCCGTTCGCAACCGCGTACCGTTCCAAAGCGTCGTAACCCGCAATCATTCCCTTGACCGCCTTCTCCAACCTTTCCTCGTCCCGATTCTCTTGAGCCAACCAGACCCGCTCCATCTGATTCCAAAACTTAGTCCGCAACTCCGCATCCACCAAGTTAATCAAACGATCAGTACCCCACACCGCAGTGTGGTCTTTGTTCCGATTGCTAATCGACAACAGCAACGAGTTCAACTTAACCTTGAACGGGTCTGTTGGAAAACTTGGCTGCTCAACCTTTACTACTACTGCACGTTTTTTAGTCACCATATCAATCCTTACTAGTTTCTTACGCTGTCCTCATAAATGTAAACAAATGGATGGGCATCCCTTAAGGGATTTGCCACCATTTGTTTACATTTACCACCAACAAATGGACGCACCATTTGTTTACCATTTGTTTACCATTTGTTTACTTTCACTCATCATCACCACCAAACTCAGATTCGTCCTCAAATACCGCCCAAACGTAATCCTTGAACACAACAACCTTGTTTCTTGCTACAAACTGACGCATCAGGAAGCTGAATTTGTTGGAAATCTGCTTGCCAGTTTTCTCATATCCCCACACTTCCTTAAACTTTTCCTTCCAATAATCGATCTTTACGGCCTTGTTTCTCTTACCGTCAAGGTCCCGCATCTCCCCAAATTCCTTGATTGCCTTGTGCAGAGAGTCAATACAAACCTTCTGATCGCCGCCCTTATCCCGCATCAAAGGAGGCTTTTTCTCCTTCTTTTCCGTGTCTGCCATGACCCTCGTTGCCTCATCCGAAGGGTTAACGGCAAGGCTGATGACAGGTTCTAGGCCCAAACTGGACGCTGATAACTGCACCTCAACCATCTCAAATCCGATCTTGATGTTGTCCGCGCCGTCCTTTTGCTTGCTAATTGTGAGCAGTCCTGACCCCGCAATCCCGTCGCGTTTACCGCCTTCCATCTTCAGCAGTTCCAATTGCGTGTCCACGGCTCCAAGCAGCGAAGAGTGTCCGCGCAGTCCTCTTGTGGCATCCTTGCCTGAGTGGTGGAGGATCATGATGGTGCAGTCCAACATCCTCTGTACCCGTCCGATGTTGGTGATGAACGCGCCCATGTCCTGGGAGTCGTTCTCGTTGCCGCCGCCGAAGGCTCTGGCTAAGGTATCTATTTGCAGCAGGCTAAACTCCACGCCCGTCTCGTTGATGAGTTGCTGGATGGACAGCATCAATAGGTTGAAGTCCTCCTCACTTGACCGCAGGTTGAGTTGGTGTCTGATGACGTAGATTTCCGCGCCCTGCTGAGTGTTGTTGTGTATCTTGCAGGCTCTGATACGCGCCCCGATACCGCCGTGTCCCTCTCCGCAGATGTACAGCACCGCGCCTGGTGTCCTGATCTCGTTACCCATCCACGTCCTGCCCGTCGCCACCGCCTCGGCAATGTCCAAGGCAATAAAGGACTTGTAACTGCCTGGCGGCCCGTACAGCGCGACAAAGGACTTCTTAGGTATGACCTTCTCTATCAGCCACTCCACTGGCTCGTCCTGAATGGTGTCCCAAGACTCGATGTTGAGGAACAAAGGCTTGGCCTTGGTTGACTCCTCGTGCATAGGTGCGTTGGAGTCGTAGTCATCCTGTGATGTATTTTCGCTGTGCGAGTCGTACTGTTCGCTGTTCGTTGCGGTATCCGTTTCCGTGATGGCTGGTAGGTTCTTTGCGAGTGCAGCAAGTTCAGCCCTAGTGCCTCCCATCTTGACCCACTCGAAGGCATCATCGCCAGGGAACGGCAGGTCCAAGTCCAAGTACCTCACAGACTTTGCCACCGGCAGTAGGTTCTTGATTACCTTCTTCGCGTACTCCTGCCCCGCCTTGTCGTTGTCGGGAACCACCACCACGTTCGCCCCTGCGAAGTACTGCGTTATCTCAGCAGGCCAATGCCCAGCCCCAGCGTGTGACGTTGTGGCTATGGCCCCAATGGACACCAGCGCGTCCGCTGCCTTCTCGCCTTCGACCAGGTAGATGGCTCTTCCTGCTGTCTTTGCGTCCAAGAGTTCGGGGAATCGGTAAGGGACAATCCTTACATCCCCAAGCCGCGAGTGCCGCCTGCCGAGTGCATCAACCCTGACCAGGCGATAGTCTTTGCCCTTCTCTGTGTTTGTCTTGTACCTCTGCTTGATGAACAGGGTGTTCCTGTCCTCGTCCATGTACTCCCACTCCTGCTCCAAGGTCATGGGCTGCGGAGCAAGAGTTGCTAGGCTGCTGAATATCTCCTCGCGTTTGGGTAGTTCCGGCAACAGACCCCTGTCCTTGATTGCGTTGAACACGTCCTGCTGATCGCACCCGCCGTGGCAGTGGAACAGGTACTTCCCGTCCTGAGTCTCCGTGATGGATAGGCTTGGGTTCTTGTCCCCGTTGCCCTTACCGTGTGATTGGACTGGGCAAGATGCCAGCCAGGATCCGTTTGCTTGCTTTGCGTTGCCTAGTGCCTGCGCTATTTGTTCGGCTTGCATAGTTATTCCAATATCAAAGATTGCTGCGCTAAACGGTTGTCTTGCAGGGTTTTGTATTCAGGGTTTAATTCGCAGCCAAGATACTGGCGACCAAGGTTTTGCGCCACCTGCGCTGTTGTCCCGCTGCCCATAAATGGATCAAGGACAATGCCGCCCACTGGTGCGCCAGCCAAGATGCAGGGTTCGATAAGGTCAGAAGGGAATACGGCAAAGTGTGCGCCAGCGTAAGGCTTGGTAGTCACCGTCCAGACGCTGCGCTTGTTTGCTTTGTCGTATTCTTTGCTTACGTTTCCTGATTTTGTGGCAAATTTAGGGTCATCATCATCCCCGTACTTGTTGCCGCCAAATCTAATGCCTTCGCTTTTGGATGTTGACTGCTCTTTTATCGCATCAGCATCGTAGTAATACTTCTGCGACTTGCTTAATAGAAAAATGTACTCATGCGACTTAGTGCAACGGTCTTGCACTGACTCAGGCATGGGGTTTGGCTTATGCCAAATGATGTCCTGACGTAGATACCAGCCATCGGCACGAAGAGCAAACGCCATCATCCAAGGGATGCCGATAAGGTCTTTGGATTTGTACCCTGCAATTTTTTGAGTCTTGCTGACTGCTTGACCATTACGACCATTAGGATTCTTAGGGTCTACCCAATCACCC